GAAAGAACCCTCAGGGAACTAACCAGCGTTATGCGTGAGTTGGATGCCCTTAGAGAACTTTTCTACCTGCGCCTATTCAACTCCCTTAAACGTGGTGATATGCTTTTAGGTTAGATAACTTCTACTAAAACATCATTTAATTCAAAGGCTGCTTCATCACCCTCAGCCCCAACCGCGGAGAATTGGACCTGCAATGACGCAACAAGAGTCCCACTTTCATCCTTGGTAGCACCGTTAGAGGAAAATCCACTTCGCTCAGTAGTTCCTATTGTACCCGCTCCCGTAGTTCCACCCGTGGCCGCAGCCGCCTTGAACTCCTGAGTTACTAGTTGAACATCAGTGGCAAGCCGGGACACATTAACTTCTATACTAAATCCTCGTTTAGTAGCATTAGATCCAAAAACGGCACTAGAATTAAGAATGGCAGTGCCCCCAAGATAGAAGTATAAAGTAATGGTCGCATCGGCTCCGGTGTTTTGAAAAATACGACCTAAATAAGTAATTCTAACCTTTTTATTAGCGGCTAACGTATTGGCAGGGAGGGTGTAGTTATTTACTGCTACCCTGGTCTCAGAAGCAACAGTGGCTAATGGGTTACCCGTCAAATGGCTTAATACTGGACTAGCGGCATAAGTAGCTCCAGGACTTATGTTATAATTCTCATTAGTTAGAATCTGTGCAAAAGTCTTTAATCCCGGTGCAGGAGTTGTACCTTCAAAATATGGGATTGTACCCGAAGCACCTGAAAGGCTTGATACCGCTGAAGCACCTGTAGTAATTACAAGGGAGTTTTCATATACACTTGTAGACTTTAGAGTTCCCTCAATAGCCAGATTGCCAGTTATTGTACCACCACCTTTAGGTAGAGCATTGGTGATAGTAGCGAATGTATTTGTTGCGTAAGTGGCCGTAGCGGCTAGGTTAGCATTTGTAGCGTAGGGGGAGAGATCAGGAGTTGTAACAATATTTTGGTCTGTTATAAATGCTGTAACTCCGGTAGTATCCGTAGTGTTACCCGTGCTGTAAAGCAATAGGTCACCATTGCCTCCTGCGGAAGGTTTCTCAAGTAACGTTGCGGTTGTGGAATAGAATGTTGTATTCGTAGCGTAGGTATTAAGGTCAGTAGCAATTGCGAAATTGGTCCCCCCAATCGTAGGTCTCTCAGTGAAAGATGCTGCGCCTGTAAATACTAAAGGACCAGAAGCATTAAAGCCAGTTGTGAAGTGAGGTGAATTAGAAACGAAGACAAGTGGCCCAGATACATATGTATTAGTGATTCCTTTTAATGGAATGAAGGTATTAATTGCATACTGGACTGTTTCCGCCTGTTTAGTAACAAGATTACCAGTAGTAGCAAGGTTTAACGGGGTTGCAGTTGGAGATAGGGACGTTACAGAGGTTCCATTCGATTGGTAATATAGAATATCTCCTGTGTTTCCATTGGGAAAGCTAACACCACCACCACCACCCCCTGCAATTACCGCGCATGGTGTCCAATATCCTGCGCTATAAACAAGAGACTCACCATGAAGGGGTTTCCGATCACCTGTAGAACTAACGCGAGTATCACTTAAGCCACTAAGGGTACCGTCACTCCCTGCGGGAAGACCCCAATATTGAGTAGCACTTACATTAGTAACACTAATAGCACTAAGCTCTACAAAGCTTTTAGCATTACCGTTAGCATCATAACCTACCCCTAAGGGTATGTCATTGCTTGTATTGTCTCCTAGTGCCATTATGTCCTAGTAAGTGTTAGTTCTTGTAGCGGGAAGGGTCTGGTCTTTTAGGCTTTTCATCCTCTTCTTCTTCAAACTCTTCCTCTCCGTCATCTTCTACGAAGTCTTCACCTTCCATTTCCTCACCTTCCATTTCCTCACCCTCAAACTCTTCCTCGGTGCCATCGTCACCAATAAGATCCTTAAGCATGTTTTCAATGTTGGTTAGTTGTGCCGTTAGGTCATCCTCTCCCATTTCGGGAGCTTCTTCCTCACCCTCTCCTGGCATGATTTCCGGTGCGCCCTCTAGTGGCATGTCTTCTTCACCTTCCATGCCTTCTTCGCCTTCCATGCCTTCCATCTCTTCTTCGCCTTCCATTCCTTCCATCTCTTCTTCGCCTTCGAAGCCTTCTTCGGCTTGCACTTCATCTGCGACTTCTTGAGCGTCTGGCATGATCTCAGAAGGACCTTCTTCCCCACTTTCCATTGGATCGGGGGACCCTAGAGGATCACCACCGTCGAGGGGCTGCTGAAGCCCAGGCTGCTCGCCACCAGGACTCATCGCTGGGTCCATACCGGGTTCTGCACCAGGATCCATTGCCGGATCCATACCTTGCCCCATAGGACCTTGAGCACCGGCAACCATGGGTTGGATCATCTTTAACACTTGACCAATCTTACCCAGATCATCTGCAACTCTATTAAAGTCTAAGTAGCTAGTGAGACTAGTCTCATTTAGTACTTCGGAATACTCAGCCTCAGAGAACACTTCGTTAAGGAAGTCTGCGAGATCAATAGATTCTGCGCCATTCTTAAGCTTAAGGCTAGATGCAAGCTCCAGTAAGGACTTGCGAACCACAGAAGCCTTAGGGGCTTCCTTGGCAATGCTGATTAAGATCTCTCCTTCACTTATGAGGAGGTTTCTAAAGGTAGGAACATCCTTAAGGTTCTTGATGTTGATTCCATACTTTTCGTTAAGAATACTCAAGACATGAGCCTTGACTGGCTTCTTCATCTCGTAGATCTTACTAACAAAAGCATTGATGTCTCTGTTAGTGATCTTCACCTCATTAAGGTTGAGAGAGTTATGCATTAGGTTACCTATTTGTTTCTTGGTGGCTAGCGAGAAGTAAGGAGCGTCACAAACCAAAGCGGCAACTTTACCTCTAACAAGGTCTTCATCAGACTCAAACACCATTTCCGACAACTCGTGTACTATCTTATTGTCAACCCAAATGTTATCAAACATCTTCTTAGTTTCTAGGAGTTCCTTTTGGACTAGCTCCTGTCTACATAAGTGCTCATAGACACTAGAGTTACCCTTAGTAGTTACCTCGAAAATCTTATCTTTCTTAATATCGGCAACAGTCTTTCTAGGCAGGTTGAACGACTTTGCAACCACAGTCACTAGCTTCATCCCATTTCGGATAGATATCTTCTTGGAGATATCCTTGTTCTCTTTAAGGAATTTAACGAGGTGATCCTTGATCTCCAACGTTCTTTTAAACTGGTCAGAGGACACGATCTTGGTACTATCACCAAATCTAGCGGTCTTCTCTTCTAGTCGAATCTTCACTCTATCAAAGGAAAGCTTAGTCTCGTATAAGGATAATATGTTATCAAAAGTGTTTTCCGCAGTTGAGTAATCGTTCTCTAGTAAGTCCGCAAGTAACACAGAGACCTTCTTGTCTGCGACCTCCTCAAAAGACTTCTGATCTTCCAGTATTGAAGAATCTTCTACTACAATATTAGTAAGCCTTAAGGTAGGCTTAGGGGAGTATTCACCCGAAATAACAGAACCGCTCTCTGTGATGTAAGTAGCCTTTCCTTCATCTACATAAAAGAGTTCTACATTTTCTCTCAGAGTTCTAGCCAAGTAATCTCCTATCTTTAGAAGATTGCTAAATTCTTTTCCACGATTCTCAATAAGGTTTGTTAACATAACTATTCCAGTATATCAATTTTATTTAGCTTAAATTTGCAGTTTAAATTTGTTAAAATAAATTACTTAAGACCTTCGTCTTCTAATAGCCTCAGTAATTCGTCATCACATCCAGCCTTTAGGGCCATATTTTTCATGTTATTCAGATCTAAAGCTTCCATCTGGGGAGGAGGAGTTTCCCCCGGCCCCGCAGGTGGTGCGCCTGGGTCCATCCCAGGATCCATCCCAGGATCCATTGGTGCGCCTGGGGGAGCCATCGGCATACCAGCGGCAGCGGCAGCAAGTTGAGCATATACAGGATCGTTCATTTCACTTTCAAGTTGATCCTTCATAGTCTCTATCTGCTGGTCTGTCATCTGGTAGTAATCCTTTAGGATCTTACTGATAGGGAAGAGTCCTAATTGCTTCACCGCCCCAACAACCATAGCTTTCTGCTCGTCAAGGCCAAGTTGGCGTTGTTTCGCCATGTCACTAGGTGCGGGCAGCTTTATCTTTAGACTATCAATTAGAATGCTAGGATAACCCTTTAAAGTTAAATGTCTCTTTGCGATAGTCTCAATCCCAATCTCGATCGACTTTTGGATTCTTCCGATAACTCTAGCAAACTTAACATCTAGTTGAGCAAGGTTGGCCTTTCTTTCAGGAGAGGTATCCTTCTCTACGATGTAATCTTTAGGGACCTTGAGGGCAGCTAATAGTTTGTCTCGGAAGTATTTAACGTCATCGACCTCTCCAAGGTTATCTGCACCTTTAAGAGTCTCAATCTTAGTTCCACTACCTTGACCGTTAACGGCAATGTAGAAATCCTCATCAGCGGCTAAGGCATTGAAGTTTTCTTCGATATTGCCCGACTGTGAATTAAAGCTCTTTTTCTTTTTGAACTTATCCATCTGCTTCTTAATGTGCATTTCAGCTTTAGAAGCAGGTAATGACCCAGTATCAATATAGAAAATCCTTCTTTCTGGAGCACGTACAAGCCTATAGATAAGCATTGCGTCTTCCATCATTTTCAAAGACTTGTAGGTAACTCTAGCTGAGTGTGCAATACCCTTTCCATAAGGGTAGTGGGAAGGGTCAGACGTATGAAGTCTTAGGTGGATTATTTGCCCAGGATCCAAAGGTAAGTGGTTGGTATCGTCCAAGCTAGGGCCAACTCCACCATAACTAGTCCAATCATTCTTCTTAGGGATCTCTTGGATAAACTGTCTCAGGTAACCAAACTCATCTTCAACTCTAAAGATAAAGTTAGGGTTTAGAATTTTAATCCTTTGAATACCTCGTTTGGCTTCGTTTAGATCGATGATCGTTTCAAGGAAAATATCCCCATACTTGCAAGCATTTCTGGTGATGTCCCAAAGGTATCGATCCAGGTTAATGTTATCGAACATGTCAGCGATTTCGTCCCTAACCAGTTCATCATCAGTTACAATATCCCATTTAGTACCGTCAATGTTTTCTTGGGTACAGTCATCGGCGTAGATGTCGAAGGCACTACTAATCTCAGGATATCCGTCCATATCCTCATACTCTTTATACCTCTTCTTCCTTTCGTATTCTAACTGGGGGATTACTGGATAGTAAGTTTTCTCATACCCAACCTCTGAAGCGATCCTAACAACGTCGGTGTTCTGGACAGCGTCTCCTTGCAAGGGCTTGGGGGGAGAGATAGAGCGGTTCGTGATCGGGTCTACATACTGATCATCTTTTACATCTTCGACTTCTCGCGCAAAAAACTTACGGTAAAACCTTCCAATCATGCCCCATGGCTGATTGTAGGGCTTCGTCGTGTCAGCAAATTCAGTGAATCCTTCGTTTATCTTCCTATCAGCCATTTAATATTCTCTTTAGTGAGTTCCCCGGTGGACGTACCTATGTTATATGTATATGCATTCTGTATCGCGGGTGGGATATAAGTTTTATCTTCAGATTCACTTGATTCTATGAAGGAATTTGTTCTTAACTTGTTAAAAATATGCACAGCAGTAGCATAAGCCATGATTAAATCGTCATGGCAGTGAGAGTCTGGCTTGATCTTCCCAGTATCGGGATCTATAACAAAGGTTAAAAGCTCGTTGACAAGCCTTTCCGAGTTAATGAGAACCCTATTCGACCTTATATTATGCTCCATATCGGCCAGTAGATTCTCTTTATTTTTCTGAGTGATCAGTATTCCTATGTCTCTCTTATCGTCCTGAACTAGATTCTCGTATTCAAGCTCTTCCTTAAGGAAGTAAATCAGGTTATTACCAATACCATTTCTCTCAGGACAAACAAAGGCAGTATTGTAAAGCCTTGCTTCATCTGCTATAATTTTGGCGAACTCATTGATTGGAGTTCTATTGGAGTAGAACTCTGCTACTTGTTTGCCGTTGTAGATGTCAATAATATGGAATGCTGAATAATCCCTATCCCTTCCTATTGAGGGATCAGCAGCAAGGACATACTCGTGGTGGGGTTGAGGGTCTTCCCAAATCCTCATTTTATTATTGTAACGAATCCAGAAGTCTTTATTACAATTCTCCTTTAGGCTTCTAAGAATCTCCCCGTCAACATAAGTTTCACCAGTTCCCAGGAAGTTGGACTCATACTCCTGCATCCACTCCTTAAAGGTGTGCTTCTTCCTGGTGACAGCCTCCCAATCATTAACGTTAATAGGAGGGTTGTAGGATTGCATTTCCTCATACAGCCATTCGAAGCCTTCGTGGTAGTGGTATTCAGGGTGCTCTTGCCATTTAATCCTAATTGCATGGAAACCGTTTGATCCCTCTAACGCCTGTGAGTACATCCTATGGAACCAATTACCTATACCGTTAACAGTCGATAAGACACATACGCGCCCTCCAGTGGACGTTGTAGGACCCACAGCAGCCCAAATAGTGTCAATGTACTCAATGAACGCAGCCTCATCAATAATTAGTAGGGAGGCAGCTAGGGATCTACCACTTTGCTTACCTGAAGCTTTTGACTGGATGGAGGAGCCATTCTCTAAAGCTAGCGTATGATCATTGTTTTTAGTGGTCTTAGGCTGCAACCAGATGGGAAGCTCGTCATACATTAATCTAATTCTAGAAACAACTTCTGTAGCTTCGGAATCACCCTTGGACAGGATCGCAACCTTTTTATTAGGTTGGAACAAAATAAACCACAAAGCATAGCCAGCCATTAAGGTGGTGCATCCAGCCTGACGAAACTTACTCAAGATAGAAAGTCGGTAGTCTTGGAACTCCCTTAAGATTTTAGTCTGGAAGGGGTACAGACCAAAGGGGACAAGGCCGCGCATAGGGTGAACTACTTTAATGTAGTTCTTAATAAAGTAGTCACAACTATTTCTGCATTTTAAAAACTCTTTCTTGATTTCCTCTAAGGTAAGTGTATTATTAACCATATGATCTACTTAAGTGTATGTACCCGATCAAAATCAAAGAACCGTAATACTTTTATCGCACTGGATAATTATAGTCATACTACTAAAGTAGCGATTGATGCCCCTTCAATTTACGAAGGTCATAACGCTAACGTCCAGGGCCTTATTGAAAAGGAGACGTTGCAAGATGATGATATCATCGTATTTATACATGATGATGTAGAGATTCTATCCACACCATCTAAGTTCTTTAAGTTAATTGAAATAGCCAAGAAGCCCGGAGTTGGGTTTGTAGGAGTTGCAGGAGCCTGTAACTTCACCAAAAATGGATCATGGTGGGCTGCACGCCAGACGGGGGAAACCAGAGGATTTGTCTGGCAAGGGGATAATGAGGAGACAATGACCCCCAACTACTTCGGTCCCGCAGGCCAAGTTGTAGTTCTAGATGGATGCCTCATTGCTGCAACATACAAGACTATAAAGGATGTTGGACTGACCCAGCCTGACTATCTATCTAGTGGTTGGGACTACTACGACATCCACATGACGTTTTTAGCCCACTATAAGGGGTATGCCAACTACGTGGTGCCTATAATGATCAGGCATGAGTCTGATGGGCAGATGAGAGAAGGCTGGTATAAAGCCAAAGATGAGTTTATGAAAGAGTGGAATGTTGACATTCCCTGTAAACTTCCTGTAGATAAAACAAACGGATTACCGAAATGATTCAATTAGTAGATATGTTGGTTTGGATGCTCGCCACCTTTGGGTTGGCTACTATTATTGTAAACTCCACGGTAATGGCACCTTTTAGAAATAGGGTAGGAAAGATCTCACCTTTCTTAGGTAAGTTAGTGAATTGTATCCTTTGTACGGGATTCTGGTCCGCAGTATTCTGGTCTTCACTCTACTGGAATCCCTTCACTCAATACTCCCCATTTGGGGTATTAGATGTATTGTTTGCAGGATGCGTAGGCTGTGCATCCACTTGGTTAATATACCTTAAAGTTTATCCTCTAATGCAAGGGCATTAGTCAACTTCCCGCACAGCAATTAGTAACAGGACGCAGACCGAATTTTTTTAGTAATAGCATAGTATCCTCCTAAGATATCTACCGGCGGGCGAAGGATATACATCATAATTATCCTCAGGAGTAGTAAATAATTATGAACCTTCCCTAAAAAGGTTCAGGATACTCTTATGCGATCCAAGCCTAAAAGTCTCATCAGCGAGTTAATTGCTGTTGAAGGTTCGATCTCATGGTTGTTAACTCTATCAGAGACAACTGTGAAGTGGAGAGAAGTCCCCACATACGAGTTACAAATTCTTAACGAAAGAGTTAAACTCATGTCAGAAGCCCTAGATGAAATATATCTAAGGCTTAATAAATATGAAGCGGCGTAAAAAAGGATATGGCAAAGCGTAAAGCTGACCCCGTAACGGCAGAAGAGCTTAAAATTATTTTCCTCTTCGCTTTTTGGTTAATCGTAGCTATAACAGTAGAGTACGTCCTAGACTAAGATATATACAAGTAGAGTATAATTACCATGAAGACACTTCTAAGCGTTTTATTTCTTACAGCAACTCTTTTGGCCCATGGAGGTCAGTATCGCGGTCCTGGTGATGTAGTTCCCCCTGGCCCTGGTGGCGGTAATACTGGAAGACCCTCTGGACCTACTACTGGTGGTCCTGCTGGACCTAGCACAGGAAGACCTGGGCCTTCTACGGGTGGTCCTCAGGGGCCTGCGACAGGTGGACCTACGGGACCTACGGGACCATCGACAGGCCCTGTAACCGGCGGCAGGGGATCCAGACTAGGACTTGATCTTACTCAATGGTCGTTCTGGTGGGAGTTTAATAAGGATCCCTTTATCCACCTAAAGAATGCCGTTCACAGTAAAGGCCCTCAAACAGGATCGGATGACTTCTACTTAGGTAGCACACGAAAGTCTGCACATAACAGCCTAGCTCCGACTAAGGAAGATAAGTTGGATATCCTCGCAACCCTTCGTAGGGCAATGAAGTCCACTAACAACAAAGATATCATCTCTGCTTGCATGATTGCTATGGCAAAGGTTGGAATGGATCACCCAGAGTTTAAGCTAAAGGATGTATTCAAACCTTACTTAAAATCTCTTAATCAAGAAGTTAGGGAGACTGCTGCACTGGCACTTGGGATTGCCGCTCAAACCGAATCGGATGAGCTTGATATCCTCATTGCATTGGCACTTGGAAAAGAAGTCAAATAATATATAATAATATGCGTAACAAACTACCAAACATCCCAGAAGCTAACATCCCCAATGCTAATGACTCCAATCTTGAGTCAATCGCTGCCTTTGATCCTGTTGTCAAACCAGAGACAGTGTTCAATATTAAAGCAGATAGCATGATTGCCAAACCTCAGTTGAAGAACTGGAATCCTATAGCTAATGCCATGGCTGACGCTCAGGGCGTAGAGGTTGGGTCTTGGTCTTGGATGTTGGGTGGCATCGCGCCTTACTCTGGTTCATCTGGCTCACAATCGAGCTATGGCTGGAGACACACCCATAAACTAACCCCGCATTATATCCGATCGGTGTTGGCGAACTATGGTCACCGTCGTTCTTACTACTCCAACGCGCCGTTCAGGCAGTTTGGCTATGAGGCTGCTGGTAGACCCCATGGATGGACTCCTGAGTCCCCTGGTGATATGCCAGATGGTACTGCCGTCTACATGGGTAGCAACGGCCCAGTAACTGTGACCGGGCCAGACGCAGAGCACTTTTGGCTCACACCACTGTTTGCTCTTATTGATGACCCAAACCCAATCCTGGTTGAGACTGGTCTGGGCAACAAGCTACATTCAAACGTGGTGGCGAAATGGCTTGCGACAATGCTCGTATCTTCTGCGGTTGGCATGGTTCGAGATCAAAACGGAGATGGCGTTCAGCCTTACCCGTGGGCTTATGGTGACCGTGCTACAAGCAGACTTTTGCACACGATCACTGAAGGACAAAAGCGAGGATGCTTACTAACTGAAGATGTTCCAACCGCCGCATTCTTTCTCCGTGACATCGTGTTGGCATTCTATGAGACGAGTCCCGGCATTCACTCCTTTGGCGCACCTCGTGAAGGTAGGTTCCCTGTAGGACTGTTTAATGGCCTCGATTGGATTATGCCTGCCTGCTACGACGCAGCAAACCAACTCGAAACAATCAACGGATTAGACGATTGGTCAAACCGTTACATGGCTCTCGTATCTAGGTGGTCACAATGGATGGTGGACATGAACGAGACGCTGCCTTTGGAGTGCTTCCGCGCTGATCGAGTGTTCGTTGATAATGCAAACAATGCATTTATTCAAAGCGATGGCCCTGTTGCCTCAATCAAGAAACTGATCCGAGAAGAAGACTTCCTCTTCTCATTCGATTTCATGCCATGGGCTTTCCGCGCTG